ATAGAAGTAGCGTTCAAGACACGTCGTGACTATGACGGTGCGCGAACAATCATGGCTGCATCCCCAGGCTGTTTAGCCCGAATTGATGGAGCCGTACGCTCAACAATCGGCGGATTAGACCTCGACGGACGCCCATTAACAGTGGTGGAGAATTGGCAACAAGGCCTCGGAGTCGTCACCTACGAAGACAAGGGAGACCACAAGTTCTCCTACGAGACCATGCCTATCTACAACGGATGGGGCATTTTCAGGGGAACTGAATATAACGCTCGATAAGAACGGCGCGGCTATTTAAAACCGTCCACGATTTCTGAATTCCGGTCAGTCAGAAATCTCCAAAAGAGACAAAAGCTCTAGGGAGAGAAGTAAGACATGACAACGATAGTGGGAATACAGGGGGATGGTTTTGCTGTTCTTTGCACCGACTCACGTATAGCCAATGACGGTGGGTTAGGAACACTAAGCACCCTAGGTCAAGGGATGAACAAGGTTGCCCAAAACGGGTCATACCTGATAGGTGCTGCTGGGGATGTTAGAGCAATCAACATTTTGCATCACGCCTTCACCCCACCTACACCTCCAGCGAACCTTAAAGGCAAAAAGCTGGATGCCTTTATGACAGTCAAGTTCATTCCAGCTTTACGAGAATGCCTAGAAAAACAAGGGTACTCGTACTTTGATAAAGACTCTATGTATACGGCAACGTTTGACTCGACCATCATCGCGGTAATTCACTCAACTATTTACGTGATAGATGGGGATTACTCTTGGGCATCCGACTCCAACGGCACCTATGCAATCGGTTCAGGGTCAGACTACGCCCTAGGAGCAATGAGCGTACTCATGCCCAAAAACAAGCTCACCATCCACACCGCAAAGTCAATCTGCGTAAAAGCCCTCGCGACAGCATCCAAATATGACTCTGGAACTGGAGCCCCATATCACACATTCATACAAGAACAGCCGGCCAAAACCGTTAAAACAATAGAGAAAAAACCAGCAACAAGAAAAAGAGTCAAATAAAAAATGGTCAAACCAGAAATAGCAAACCAGACAAACATAACCGCTATACAAATACAAAAAAACGATTGGACAAAACACGCCAACTGTAAAGGGCAAACCCAAAAGATGTTCCCAAAAGCCCACAAAGACATCTCCTACATACCAGAAGCCAGAGCCCTCTGCGAAGCCTGCATCGTAAAAAACCAATGCCTCGAATACGCCCTAGAATTCCCAGTAGCAGACATGCACGGAATATGGGCCGGCATGACATCAAGACAACTACAAGCCGAACAGAAAAGAAGAGGCATAGGACCAATCAGACCCACCCTCTCACAAATGTGGGGAGACTGATGAAAAACCTGATAATCATCCCACTAGCAATAGCCACCTACTACATACTAAAAAAATACGTACACTGGCAAGACACAAAAATCCCGCCAACAAAATACCCAAACCAAAAAACCGATTAAGCTCCCCGAATCCCGCATTTTGAGCAGAATTTCATGTTTTGTAGTTGCTGCCATTCTGGTTGGCAGTCGGTTTTGCCGCAGGGTTGTAATAGTTTTTCTCCGGTTGCCCAGGCGCGTATTTGGTCTGCGGTTGTGGGGATTTGGTTTGTAGCTTCGGGGACTGGTGGTAGTCCTTTGTCTTCTCGTATGGCGAGTAGTAGCCGGCTTGTGGCCCAGTCGTTTATTGAGCTGTTGATTGTGGCGCAGTGTTCGAGTATTTGGTTTTTTAGCCAGCCGGGGATTGTTAATACGATGTTGTATTTTCCGTCTGGTAGTTCAGCTTTTTGGGGTTCCTTGGGCATCGCGTGTGACGAGGGTTAGGAGGTATTCGGTTACGGTCATGTCGTAGCCGTCGGCGAGTTCTGTTATTAGGTTTTTTGTTTCGGCGGCGATTTTGATTGTGATGGTGGAGTGGGTGCCTTCAGCTTTTTTGGTTGGTCGTCCCATTCTGGCCATTTGGGTACGGTATCACAGGTTGTGTGTTTTTTGGCTGGAGTTTTGGTGTTGTACTTTTTGTAGCGTATTTATTGTTAGCTACTTATGGTTTAGTACTTATGGTTTGAATGTTTTCCTCAACCAGCTTTTTACATTCTTTTCGTATGCAGCTAAAAAGTATGTTCGGTCACCATTTGTGATTGTGTCCAGCTTGCTCATGCCGCCCATCTGGTGGATTGTTTCGAGCAGAACCGGATGTGTTTCTGTGACAGCGGAAGTCCCGTGTGCGACAGTTTGTGAAAGCGTTTGGACGTGAGCCCAGGCTTCATGTTCGTTTGGGGGATGCAATATGTTGTTTTGTTTTGTGAAAGCAACAATTCTTATATGCGCCGGCTTAGGCATAAAGGTGTCTGTTAAAGCAAGCTCTTGTACAGCTGCGAGAGCAGTGTCGTAATCGATGTCTGAAAGCATTTCAGCCCATGGGGCGAGTACTTCTTTTTTTACGCTTTCTGTTGACGGAAGACGGTCGTTCCAATATCCGTACACGAGAGAAGCGATGTCTCGTATCTGTTTAGCGTCCACTCATCCTCCACCGTCAAATTGTTAGCCCTAGCTGCGTCCGATGTTCCCTTTTCGTCCAGCTAGGGCCTACGGTGAAGTGTAACCGTTTTTGCGTTCCGATGCAAGGCTGCGTGCGAACTTGTTGACACGCCATTCTTCCCGGAGAATCAAATCAAGGCTCGTATACCTTTTGCCGGCAGGATTGGCACCCATATGCCACTCTGAGAACTGGACCCCTTCAATCGCATCCAAACAGCGTTTAAAACCGTATTTAAAGATTCCTCGGCGAATCGTTTGTTCACGTGAAGAAGTCAACACTGGACGCCGGCCAGAACCAGACCAATGGAACTTAACCCACTGGTCAAACACCTCTTGTATTTCGGATAAATCTATCCCAGCTAAACCAGCTGCGTTCTCTTGGTCATACAGCTTCTTTTGTACAGGTGCCCTTCTCTTCACGAGCTCTAGTGTACCTGGGAGAAAGAATCATTTGTGTTTTTTCGTGGATAGTTTTTCGCACGCCTTTTATTGTTATCCACGTTTCATGTGAATGAGCAAAAACCATTTTCGCTCGCTAGCTAGCACGGCTTCGCCGGGCGGCTCAGCGATGCAAGTCAATCCACGAATGCAATCGAGTTTTACAACCCCCCCCACGCTTTGTGCAGCTTGCACTGGTGGCCGTGGCATTTTTAGCCGACACCATTTAAAACTTTTGCATCCCCATCCGAGAATAGGGAAACTACCCAGGTTCCCCTGTTGAAGCCCCGCACCATGCAACCGGTGTACAGCAGTCCTTGCCCCTTCTCAATCGAGGCGCTATTCAGTTATGTCCAAGATTCTATACATGTCATCCACCACCGTGACAACAAGACAAGATAAAAACTTTAGCCCCGTCCACTACAGCCGTCTAGATATAGGCTAATATTTCCAGCGGCGTCGATGGGTCCCCCCTTCTCCCCGGAAACGCCAGGTGGGGTTGAGTCGCATCGGTTTGGTGTAGGTGGCCTTGCGACTCCCCCACCACTTTTAAATCAGCTCGAGAAGGAACTGCTTTCGGTCCCACATGATGCCGATTGTTGAGTAGCCGGCAATATCCAGCACGGTGTCACGTATCGGCTCATTAGCTGCCTCAGCTCCCCGCCCAACCAGATTCTCGAGTCGGGCAATCTTGTCGTGTACCCGGATGAGAAGACCATCCCGGCCAAACATTGCGATGTTGTGATGGCCATAGTCCCGTTGCTTACGCACGAGGGTCTCAATCAGCTCCTGCTGCGTGATGTCCCAGCCTTCAAGCCGGCCCCACTTAAGTGCCTTGGCACCCAGAATCATCCATTCACTGGTAGCTGTTCTGCCCTGCTTGTTGAAAAAGTCCTGGACCATCTCGTCAAACCAGTCCCGTATCTTAGGTATAGAAGACGTGAAAGATGTCGAGAGGACAAATATTTCTTTAGACGCGTAGTCTGCTGCTGAGTTCCAGCTGTCATGCTCGACGTTCTGGAAAAGCTTTACTGGTTCAATTTCTGTTGTCATGAGACATGTCTATCACATGTCATCCGCCACCGTCAATTATTTAGGAAGAAGCAAATTCCTTTTTGGATTTTTGCGTGACGTCTTCCATCGTTGCAGCTTCAGAATGTTTGAGCGCGCATGTTGGTGGGACCGTAAGATTTACGTGCGTCGTTACTGTGTTGCTGCACTTCGGGCATTTCCAGTGGCGAGTTTTATTCATAAGTTAATATTTAATCACATGCTGACAATAATCAGCAGAACAATGAAACCCGTTAAGAAAGATATAGCTTCGCTCACCAGGACCTCCAGCTTTGGCCCCACCTCGGCGATGTGGAACGTAGATATTTAGCTAATTTAGGCAATGCATTCTCAATGAACTCTGGCAGCACGATGTGGACTGCAATGTCAAGCGTGCGAACGAACTTGCACGGTGACCCGAGTTTAAAACGTGATACTGGTTTGTTCTTTGGAAGATTGGCCAGCACTTCAATTAATGACATCTCTTTAGTTAGCATCATCATCCCATTCGTCAGCCATGTCTTTCACGGTGGAGCGAATAAGATTCGAGATTTCTTTTCTCTTCTCTGGTGACTCATTCATGTAGATGACTTGCAGGAGCTTTGCAAAAACGTTGGCACCCATCATCACAAATGAAATAAGTTCCTGGCCCTCCTTTTTGGCAAGCTCAGAAATTTCTATTTCATTACCTGCAGAGAGAATTTGTTTTTGCTCCCACGACAGCTCGTCTATGTCGAGAATCATCACATCTTTGGTTACAGGAAAACCTCGCTTTTCCATTTCGTCCCAGATGTACAGCGCTCCGAAAGTTTCGTTAAACCCGTCCATATTAAATATCTCCTTGAAGAGCGTCTACCTCAATTTCAAGCGTTTCTTCGTTCATTTCGCTGTCTACTTCAGGCTCTGAGAATTCATCAGAGATAAAAGTTGCGTTCTCGTTAAGCCAGGTGCCCTTGTCGTTTAAAGACCAGTCGTCCCATTCGCTTGGAAGCGGCGTCTGCAGGTCGTATGTTACGTACCTGTTTGTGAACTGGTTCCGTTCTTCCCTGTTTGTAACTATGTAAATAGTCATTTTTTTACCCCCATGTAGTAGTCGATTGCTTTCGGCAAATATGTTGCTTTGTCAAGAACTGATTGCGGAATCAATCCGTCGTTCATTACGGCGTTTTCTTCAAAAGTAAACTCAGAGTCCTGGACAATGAAGCATTCATCAATTGGAATCATTCGGTCAGTATCTGGGTGAAGTACGTAAATAGTCATTACTACTCTCCTTCAAATTGTGGAATCAAACTCATGAATCCACGGTTAGGGTTTTCGTTGTCGGTCCATACAGCGGATATGAATCGCAAACCGCAGGACTCGTCCCACCACTCTTGGATTTTTTCAAACATCTCATCAGGGGTTCCGTGAAATGTCCGTTCGCCTCCTTGGCCGGCGTAGTACTTCTCGTACCACACTGCTTGTTCAAGGTCCATGGCAAGATAAATCTTGTGGCACGAATCCCATGCGATTAGGTGAGCTGTCTGAAGCGATGCCTCAACGTCTTCCCAACGGTCATTAATAGTTTTCATACAAATACTTTTCCTTTCGTGTGGGGTGCACGCTACACCCCACAAGCGCGGTTGTCAACCTTTAACGATTGAAATGCGGTGGTTTTCTACCCACTGTTCGCCTTGGCCGTTGACTGGTGTTACTAGTACGTCAACATGGCCGAATCGAACACGGATGTCTTGGATTTTTACATTGATGGTCATCTTCTCGACTTCCATCGTTCCTGTCATGCCCTTTTGAAACGGCTTGACCTTCATGGCGTGCTCCATAGTTAGTTCCATGTCCCTCCTTTCGCCGTGCACTGTATAGGCGGCAGCTAGCTAGATGCAACTCCTGGCCGGCAAATTATCATCCGCCACCGTCGCAAGAAGATGGCATCCCCCTGGAAGCCCCGTAGCTAAAGGGAAATACTTCCGCCAGGTAAAAGCTATTTGTATTAGCCTCTTGACTATGAAGACATCTGATAAATGGGCAAGAAACATCAAAGCACTCGAAAAGTTCGTGTCAGAACACGGACATGCACGAGTTCCAGCAGCATCAAAGGTTGATGTTGATGGAAATGTCATCGCACTCGGCTCTTGGGTGAGCTACCTACGTGTCAAGTACAAAACTGGGACACTTTCATTGGACAAAAAGGCACAGCTCGAATCATTTCCGTCATGGACGTGGGGCCCGTGCAAACCGGGTCCACTCGGCGACGCGGCCAGAGACGGGGCTATGTTGCAAGCCAGAGAACAAGGACGAAGTCTTCAGTCGATAGCTGATGAATACGGTTTGTCCCGGCAGCGTGTACATCAAATACTTGAACGCGTTGGAAAGAAACAACTTGTCTAAAGAACAACACAAGCCGGCATCGTACTTAGTGATGACAGGATTACTGGGCTGGTTGTTTTCAAGCTCAGTTCTTGGCGTGAACCTCTGGGCAGCTTTACTCGTGCTCCGGAGATACGATGTCATCGACAAGATAGTCCCGTATCAGGGATGCTTTGCTTTAGCTGCGTTGTTTGTATCAGCAGTCATTTACCTGAAGACAATTGTCTTTGGTAAGTAGCGTCTTCCGCCACCGTCAAATTGTTAGGATGCAGTATTTTCTAAGCTCAGAATGAGGCTTGCTACTGCGTGTGCGAAAGTTTCCGGGTCTCGTGTTCGAACAACTTCCCGGGCTTTTTCTTTCATTCGTTCTACTTCTTCGTGGGTCATTTCAGTTTCCATTTTTGCTCTCCTCTAACAGTGTTATGAACTCTGGATTATCAGCCGCGTGACGCAATCGAACGCGATGAGCAACTTTGTCATGCTCTCGCAACACATATTTGATGAAACTCCAGATGACAGCCCAAGTAGGGATAGCAACTAGAAGAACCTCTGCGCTTGTATTCATTTCTTCTCCTTCTTAGATGACAGGTGGGTGGGGGAAGCGAACACCTCACCCACCCGTCAAACCTTTACTTCATTTCTAGTGGGCGGCCCGTTTCTGAACGGTACACAGAAGCCAACTGCTGTGGAATGATGCTTGACACCTTTTTGCCTTGTTGCATCTGTTTGAGCATCGTTACAGCGTCTTCCGCATCTGGAACAACATAGATGTTGTGACGCTTACAGAAAGCGATACACGCCATAACTAGGTTGTCGTCATAGTGGTCGCTTTTCCCGGTAACTCCACCATCTGAAACCCAGATGATGGGGTCTTTTGGATTTTTGCGTTGCTTTACAGCCCACTCCAAAGCCGGTCCATCAACACCGTTGCCACCGTGTGGTTGTGGAATAGTGTCCACCATCTTTCCCTTGCGGCCGATTACCCACAAGTTGCTTTGATTAGCGCGACCAGCAGAGTATGTAGCAACAGTCGCGCTAGGCGCGCTTTCCAACATCTTTTTCACCTGAGCTTCTGAAAGAGACATCGAACCACTGTTGTCAATGATTACAACTCCACCAGTGCCTCGTGTGACACGGTCAAAGATACGCATTTGTGGGTCTGAGTAAAGACGAGATATGCGACGTGGGTTCTTTCCGAACTGAGCCGCTGTTCGCTTCTTTCCGATAGAACCAACAGCGTTGCGTGTGAGCATCGGTGTAGCGATATTTAGTTTTTGCCACATATCACCAATGCCCTTAGCAGGTAATCCAGCACCCCACTTGTGTTCATACGATTTCGCCTCAGCAGATTTTTTGATGCTTTCAGCAACAGATTTTTTTGGCGATTTATTTTCTTGCTCAAACTGGTTGTTGGCTGGCTTCTCAACGGTTTCATTTTCGTTAGCCATTACCATCAACTCAACCCACTGCGCGCAGCTCTCTGTGTGGCGAAATCCGTGTCCGCGAACACCGTTGCTTGTTTTCGTGAAGCTTTCGCGAGTATGGTTCGAATCACTGTTTATGAGGTTGTCATAAATTGAGATAGCACCATCAACTATTGCGCGTATGCGTTCTTCCCACTGCGGAAAGTTACGCAGAACACCTTTTAGAAACGGCTCGTATTCTGCCGTACGCGCAAAGCGAATAGCGTTCAGAGTTGCTTCGTGAAGTGTCTGACAGCGAGAACCGATGTATTCTCCAGCACCATTACGAATATATGTTGATGTCTCAAACCCTTTCGCTGTTAGGTATGAATGAACACGCAACTCCTCGCAGGCAACCATCGCAGGAACAGACGCATAGCCGCGACCTGCCCACACTTTGCCCATTTGTTTTTCACTTGGAGATATTTTTGCGTGTGTCATTTCGTGAGCCTGAATATGGCGAGATATTTCGTCATGAGAAACAGGAACAGACATAACATTTTGGTCAATGACTGCGAACGCGCTGTTGGAAGATGTTGGCTGTGCATAAACAGTCCAACGACCATCTGTTTTCTCATCTGTGCGTGTAATGATTTCGGGTTCGGGAACGAGAATGGTGGGCGATGATACGCCCACCACTTCGCCAGAGTTGCCCTCTGAATAGATATCCATTAGATACCTTCGTTCACTTTCATCGCGTCAATAATTGACTTTGCGCGCTCATGGAAGACCATTTCAGCCGCTTGCTTTGCGCCAAGTGCTGTGCGTAGCTTGTCAAACGCGTACCACGAACGCAAAGAAACACGACGCTCTCCTGCATCACACAAACGGCGAGCTGGTTCGCGCAAGTCTTCGCTTAGACGAGCAAGTGCGTCTGGGTGTGGCTCGTTGATACGAATACACACAGGGAAACGGTCTTTGAGTGCCATAGGCAGGTCGCTCATCTGTTCGATGTTGGTTGTCATTACAACGCTGAAACCATTTATCGGAGTAACTGTTTCCATCGTGTCAGGATTAGTCCACTTCGCGCTTTCAGGGCTGTCGGTAATTGCAAGCAGAGTTGCAAACACGTCGCCACCTGCCTTGTCAATTTCGTCAATGACCAAGCGGCCACCAACTGTTCCGTTTCCACGCCATGCCAAGATGCCTGCGCCTTCGTTCCAAGACAGGTTTCCGTCTTTTGTTGGCTTCCACATTCCGGTCACTTCTGCTGTTGTCATGTCGTCGGTGCAAGCCAGACGGTGTGCGCCGCCATCAACATTTCCGAGCGATAGACCTGCATAGGTTTTTCCGATGCCGGGCGCGCCGTACAGAACTACACGGTCAATGCCTGCGAGCAGAGCATTTTCGAGTGTCTGCCAGCATTTCGGCAGGTTTGTTTGTTTTGTCTTTGTCATTTGCTTCCCCTTTTTAGGTGTTAGGTGTTTTTAGATTAGTTACTTTTTAGATGTATTGCAAGTAGGGGTGGGTCTTCCCCACCCACCCCCACAAGTTTTCAGGAAGCCTGAGCGATGCTCTGCTTCTTTGACTTTGCTTCTGCCGATACTGGCGTGACGCGTACTTGTGAGTACGGAGTTACGTTTGCGGCGGTAAGAGCCACCTGCTCGTCAATAAGACCCATCTTCACTGCGCTGTCCATCAGCTCGTTGTCCACGACCATCTTTACTACTTTCTTTAGAACGGTCGGCTTGACCATCTGTGAAAGAGTTTCAGCGTCGTAAGAAACACGGGTTGCTTCTACGATTTTGACAAGAACACCATCAACGGTGTAGTTGTCAATTCCAGCCTGAGCGAGTTCCTTACGGAGTTCTGCTTCTGCGGCTTTCTTTGCCTTTGTTGCTTCTGCTTCTACTTGCTTTAGAGCCAGATAGTTCTGGACTACTGCTTGGAGTGCCATCTTTTTCCTTCTTTCGTTAGTGGGTGTGACTGGCAGGTACACCGTACAGGCGACAAGGGAAGATGTCAAGTTTATTCAGATAAATCTTTCCGAAATCTTTGTGGCGTTCGACACATATATTTGGCGTTCTGTTTTCGCCTATCCATAAAGCGAGCGGCACGAAGACGGAAGCCATCAGCAAACTGCTGAGCTTCTTCATCTGACCACCGGGCTCGAACTTTGCGCTTCACGGCAGCTATTTTACAGGTCTTCCACCACCGTCGCAAGATGCAGTCCCGCTGGGGTTCCGCGAAGCGGGGCTTCTGGCTGTTCTGGCAGCTGTTGCAGCAGCCGCTACCCCGGGGTGGAACGCGCTCTCTTCGACTGGGCATCAAGTAGGTTGCCCGTTTCATTCTGTACCCTTGATGTGACGCACGACCATATCAAATACTTGACATATGTCCGTGAAGCGTGTACCTTGTACTTGTCACATACACCTATCCCAAAAGGGGGAAGCAAATGTCCACATTGGAAGAAAAAGTAGGCGACTTGTTCGTCGTACTTGGAGTACAGGAAGGCGACAGCCGGTTCGACCTCGGTAAAGCCAACTTCTACTCAATAAAGACAGACGGAACATTCCGTCTTATCTATTCACACGGAGACGTGTACGAAGGCTTTGAGAACATTCCGAGCATCGTGCGTTGGTCAAAAGACGATGAAGCCATCGCCGTTGAGAGTTGTGGTTGGGCTGCCCCAATACAAGAAACCGAAGACGACGACACAGCACCATCTCAACACCCAAAGCGTCGTCGTGTGCGTCTTGTTTCCGTTATCACCAACACCTTTGAGACAGCGAGTGCGCTCGGTTTCGCAGACAGCGACGAAGTCGTGACTGACGCTGGACAAGCTCGTGGTTCTATGGCAGATGCGATGTTGGAAATGATGCGAGAGATACTCACGCAAGCAAAATAGCCAAACTTCGGCTCATCGAAAGCCCCTCAGCCTTCGGGTTGGGGGGCTTTCTTATTTCCCCCACTTCTCATACGCCACCGTCACAACAAGATGTCAGCTGCCGGGCAATAGCCCCGTTGGTTTATGTTTCTGCAGCAGCTCTTCGAGCCCGGACGCAGCTCGTTGAGCCCGGTGCGCAGCTCTTCGAGCCGGCAAATATTTTTTAGATTTTTTCTCGTGATACTTGACAGGTACAAGTGCTACCTGTACACTAAACGGCACACACCTACCGAAAGGACAAAAAATGGGAATGGACGTTATTGGCAAAAAGCCAAAGAATGAGAAAGGCGAGTACTTTCGCAACAATGTGTGGTGGTGGCGGCCACTAGCAACATTCATTTGCGACACCTACCCTGACCTCGCAGAACAATGCGAATACTGGGGAAGCAATGACGGAGATGGGCTCGACGCAAAAACATCTCTCCAACTCGCAAAACTCATTCGTCAAGACCTCGCTAATGGCAAGGTCGCAGAGTTTGAGCGTGAGTACAACACTTGGCGCGCAGAACTGCCGCGCGAAAAATGCTCTTTCTGCGAGGCAACTGGTATCCGCCGAGATGAAGTCGGACAGGAAAACGGAATGCCCGACAAGGAACTTGCAGAAGAAGTCAAGATTTTGGTCGGACGTGAGTTCGGCTGGTGCAACGCTTGTCAGGGCGTTGGTACAACAGAAAACTGGAACGCTGGATACCCGTTCAGCATTGAGAATGTAGAGGAGTTCACCGAGTTCCTAGAGAACTGCGGCGGATTTGAGATTTGGTAGTTGCTATTTCCAAAAACGGCAAGTACCATTACCACCCAACCAATATCCCTAAGGAGGGACTATGAAAACAAAACAGGAAAAACTAGCAACGCGGCTCTATGAGTACCGCATTGAAGCCGGGCTGACGCAACAGCAAGTTGCAGACCTCGCAGGCGTAGACCGCAAGACGGTGAACCGCATTGAGAACAACCGTTTCTCTCCGAGCGTGGACACCATCTTCCGTTTGTGTGTCACGTTTGCAAAGAAGCCTTCGGAAGTGTTTGAGGGGCTCTAAAAATGGCTTCCTCTATCTCACCGGTCTCAGGGGTGGTAATCACCCCTGAGATGGCGAAAAGCATTGCAGAAGCCACAGAAACAAAGCAGCTAGAAATGGCAACAAATGTTTGCCGTACACTCGTGGAAACACTTGATAGCGATTTGTTCGGTAACGGCTTGAAGTACATCAGCCCTCTTGACCTTCTTGATGTGCTGGGTATTTGTGGTCTTTCTCTGACTATCGGAGAATGGGCTTCTTGGACATATTTGACAGAGTTGGAAAAGGTAGGTCAGTAAATGGCTACACGTTCGATTATCGCTGAAGTCTCTGAAAAGGGCTGGCAAGGGCGGTACTGCCATTGGGACGGACACCCGGGAACAAAGTTAGACCAACTTTTGTTGCTGGTTGCTCGTGATGGCTTGCAGACCGTTACTCAAACCATTATCCACGACAACTATTCGTGGTCGTCTATTGACCCATTCCAAAAGGAAGACGGCAGCCAATGGAAGTTCGTAGAGGGATACGGGTACGCACATAACGACATTGAAGAACCACGTCGGTATATGTTCACCGAAGCAGACACAGAGTTTGCTTGGGCAGAGTATCTGTATGTTCTTGGTGTGAGCGGCATACAAGTCTGGACAGCATCAACCGAAGCAGATGGCGTCGATACTTGGGTTACGTCCGAAGATGATTTCCACCCATACACATCAGTATTCGTGTAACTAAACCAAACCATTTCCCCTCACTCGCAGTCACGCTCTGCGGGTGGGGGGATTTTTTTTGTCCCGGAACTCATACACCACCGTCGCAACAAGATGTCTGGCGCAGCCCAAGAGCCCCGTTGGGTTTTCTTTTTTATCCTCAAGCTGGTTCTTTTCCCCGGCTGATTTGTTTTTTCTCGAGCTGCAGCCTACACTTATCACACCTACTAGAAGGAGTATTTATGAGTTTTGTAACTGACCGTACACGCAGTTCCATTGAGGAACTTATCCAACGACTGAATTCGCTCGCCGAAGATATCGGAATGGAGGGAATTGAGCCTGTTATTATTTTCCGCCGCAACGAATACGACGACGAAGCCGTGGTTACACCATTGTCTGATGAGGCAGAGAGTTGGGAAGAAGCTTTGATTCGCACTTTCTATCGTTTGTTCCTCGCTAAAGAAGAACAAATGTATTGGGTTGGTGCAATTTGCGAGTCTTATGGTTTAGTGAAGGACGGAGTTCTGCTGAACCCAGTGCCCGGCGGGATTCAACCCGGCGACCTCGAGGAAGATTTCACAAACAACCCATTCAGTGAGGTGACATTAGGTGTTTCTGTGTTCCTTGCTTGCGAGAACGGGGAAACCGAGTTTATGTTTTACCCTTCCAAGCGTGATGACAACGGAAAGGCTGTATTCGGTAAGCCATGGGTACGCAGCGCAGACACCACTGCTGATGGTATCTCTGAGAGCGAGGTTTATCTGGCTCGTTTCCAAGAGGTGCTTGCTCAGTCTCGTGCCGGCGAACTCACTTTCGACGAAGAAGACGAATAGTTCTTCCGCCGCCGTCGCAACAAGATGCCCTTCCGCGCCAGCGGCGGGGCTTTTGTTCTTCAGCACGTATTTTGTTTTGCAGCAGCTGTGCCGGCAATAGTTTTCGAGCTGCCGCCCAGAAATAGTTTTTGCAAATACTTGACATTGGGGCGTAGATGGGGCATACTGTACGTATGAAACTTACACACTATAAAGACATTGCCCAGTGGGACGGGGAGTTATCAAACTCCTGCACCTGCAGCAACTACAACGAGACAACCGGCGAATGGAATCAAACCGACGTTTGCTTTGGAGATTGTTGGGACGACCAACTTGAAATCTTCGGAGAGTCCGTCAAAGAGTTCTTCGACGGTAACGAGCTCAAAGAATGGCAAGTAGACGGACTCCCATTGTGGGGACGCACGGTATCAGGCAAGTTCTATGCAAAGAAGATTGCCGACTTCGTTCAGGGAATTACCGTTCGCGGCGAATGGCACTTGTTCTACAAGTTGGACGGCGACTCTCTGCGAGTTCGTCTGTCTCACCACGACGTCCCAACTGGCGGCGTGTTCACCGTCCGTTATGCCGAGGTAGGCGAGGAATAATACCTACCAAGCAATAAACCGTTCGAGCCCGGCGTGTCTCTCCCCTGAGATGCGCCGGGCTTTTTCTTTTCCCCGGCTCATACGCCACCGTTGCAACAAGATGTCAGCGGCCCCCCAGAAGCCCCGTTACATCGCGTTGATGTCGTCCCCGGCCAGAACGCGTCGATGGCAGCAGCTGAGTCTTTCGCTGGCCGTGAAGTCTTTCGCCGGCCGTGAATAATTCAGCGGCCAAAGACTTGCATTCTTGTACCGCAGGCGGTATGATTACACCAACTACCTAAGGGGGTAAATATGGATATCGAATCCGCAGTGAGTCGTATGCTCACTAAAGCACCAAAGCGGCAAGACCGTGAAACGGAATGGGTATGGAAGTCACCAACCCAAGACGTGGAGAAACTTGACCACACAGGTGAGGCAGTCGGAGTTCAAATTGAACTGGAACTACGACATGACGCCAAGCGTAAGCAGTTCATCGCAATAATGCGCAAAGTCCATTACAAGGACGCCAGCACGACAGGTTTCTCTGTCACATTCTTCAGCCCGTTTGACAGCGTGAACTATCCTTCAATAATTATCGCACGCCACCCGGTTGCACGCTATTCAAAGACGCAAGCTCATTTCTTTGAAACAATCGTGCTTGAAGAACTTGCTAACTATTGCGAGCAAAGCGAAGAAGTAGCCAAATTGGTGCAACTCGCCGCAAGTTACGCCTAACAGTTATTCAGTTCAGCCACACAGGGCTGGCGTGTCTCCGAGTCGAGATGCGCCAGCCCTATTTGCTTTCATGGGCTCATGCCCCACCGTCGCAACAAGACGTTTGCGCCCGGGCGAAAGCCCCGTTATATTGATTCCATGAATCTTTTCCACTGTGTTTTCTGCTCGAATCCTGTAGACCCAGACCAACCCGGAATTGCGCATCTGGTTACCGCATGGGTGCGTGTGGGGAAGACGGCTGTCATAAAGGTTCAAGACAAGCAGTATCAGTACGCCCACGCAATATGCGTAGAGGCGCCCGGCAAGAAAGAGCAGGAAGAGAAGCTGTTCTAGAGAGCAGCGATAATTATTAGCACAACAAGTGCTGTAAGCATTTCAATCATGAAACTTTAGCTTTCAGTATGTTTAGTTGTTCTCGTGCGAGGTCTTTGGCAATCAGGGTGAGGTCTTCGTAATCAAACCCCCAAGCCTGAAGCTTGTAATCAAACCGACGTTCGCTTATGTCCCGGAATAAATTCATCAACGCTTTGAACGGCGGCAATCCTTCACACATGTAATCATCGTAAAGAATTTCACGGACTTCACGTTCAGTGAATTCTCGTGGGTCGCTAAAGTCTCCCATTTTCCCTCCCTAAATACATTCTTCTATAACTTCTTGACCGTCTGTCCGACGCAACTCACAACCATCGTGAGTAGGCAGGTAGATGGTGTCGCCAATTGTAAGAGTTGTCCCATAGAAAGACACAACTTTGTCAAGTGCATTCATTGTGTTCCCGTCACAATTTGTCCGGGTAATCCAATAAAGGGTGTCGCCTTCTTTGACTGTCAGCGGTGCCCCATTGCAGAAGAACTCGTTGTCCATGGCTTGTTGTTTCTGTAGGAAAGAGAATCCAAGTACGGTTGAAGCTGCGACAGCAACTGTTGCAACGCCGGCTTTGAACCCTCGATAGGTGTTTTCGTTCATGACGTGAACTGTACAGGCTGCAGCAAACAATTGCAAATATTTTTCCTGGCTCTTCCGCCACCGGTACAACAAGATGGATGGTTGGGGCGGGGCTCCCAGATGCTGGGTGATGTCGCCCCGGGCGGCCGGGTGCAGCAGCTCAGGAAGCTCGAGAAAAAGATGGAAAAAAAACGCGTTTTTCGGTTTTTTCAAGTCCTTACTGGGAAAGGGTTTGGTGGCTCACGAGTGCTGGTCGAAAGAGTTATTCCGGCTCGTGGCAGCTTTCGAGACTTCGTCACGCGTTAGTCCCGTCTTCGCCGTGCGGCTGTCATCGGGACTTCTGGTTGGAGATGGCAATAGCTACCGGGTCGAGCGGTAGCTGCCAGCCGGGTCGAGCAGCTCTGATTCCCTTCAGACTTCAGCCCCGTCCGTTCGTCTTCGTAGAAGACGGGGCTTCTGGTCTTCAGTCTGGTTCAGTTGATTTCGTAAGCCGGGAACACTGCAGCGTGGTCGACGTGAGTTCCTCGCAGCTACGTCGACGTGAGTTCATCATTTCTTTTTCCAATGCTTGACTTTTTCTTTCAGGTGGTGTACCTTTGACGGAATACGAGAGGGGGTGAAAAAATGAAACTAAAGTTCGGAAGCAGCACGGTGAACATTCTCAGCCTTGAGCGAGATTTTCGCCCCTGCGACATCAGCCAAACAAACGCCCAAGTGGGACGGATGAACATTCTCGCCATTTCCGGCGGTCGTGTAATTCCACTAAAAAACGCAAAAGGCGAAACCGTAGGTGTTGCCTACCCAATAGACCCAACACGCCGTGTTGAGGTACTGCTGGACTGGGACGACACTTACACGGTCAGCCGGGTGCGCTACATCACAAAAGGAAGCGAAGCACACACCGAAGTTGTGGAGTATTCCGCATCAGGTATCTACTGCGATTATGTCGGAGAGGTCGCCTACTCGGCAAGTTGCTGGAAGTAAACCCGCAAACAAGACCCCTAGTCCAACCCCCCGGGCTAGGGGTCTTTTGCTGTCCCGGGTCATACGCCACCGTCGCAACAAGACGCATCGACCAAAATCTGGAGCCCCGTTGAAGTTCGTTTGTAGCCGGGCTCAACGCGTTCACGAGCTCGATGGCAACACACGAGGTGGTTGATTTGTTCTTCAGCTCAGAAGGTTTCCGGAATCGACGCATTTTCCCGGGCTGCTGCGGTTCTGGCGGCTGCCGGTTTTCAAGGGCGGGACTTCCAGATGCAACGCAGCAAACGATTTACCCCGGGGTGAAGGACGTTGATGACAAGCATCGAAAGTATCTGAGTTGTTCCGGCTCGTGGTCGAGGAAAAACATTTAGCACTAAACTCTCTTGGTCTTCCGCCGCCGTCGCAACAAGATGATACGTGCACACCAGAAGCCCCGTCTGGTGTGACTGGGCTGCTGCGTCGCCCGGAGAAGCCGGCAACTCGACCCGGAAAGTCGCCCCAGAAAGCCCGGAACGCGCTGCATCACCCTTCTGGATGGGACTTTAGTCCCGTAGCTACTCTGGTTCAGCCGGAAGACAGCCGCTGAGTCGAGCAGCAGCTTTTACCGGGTAGCTCCAGACAAAGGCGGGGCTTATACCCCCTTCTACCGGGCAATGCATTGATGCGCGGCAGCTCCCAGAAGTTTTCGACCGGGCACACGAGCAGTCATCACCATGTCCTCATGGTGGTGACTGCGAGGGGGCGGGGCTATTGGCCCAAGGAACACTCAGTGCAATTCTTTTTGCGGCAGCACGCAAAAAAATTGCAATGAGGGGGGCGGGGCTTTCAGTCTGAAACACGGATGTCTGGTGTTGCGCGCCGGCCAGGAAAATATTTTCGATTAATTTGTTTTTGATGCTTGACAAGTGCAAGCTGCACCTTATAAAGTGCACGGAATGCAAACGATTGGATTAGTAATCACAGCACGCCATCGAGACAAGTGTCTACGGTGTGGCGGCCCAATTGAAAAGGACCTGAGCTGCATTCTTGTTCCACGAGAAGGAGTCATGCATTTAGACCGATTCTGTGAACTTGAGCAGATTGAACGCAGTAAAAAGGGCCACCCAGCAAGGAGGAACAATGATTGAAATGCTAACCGCATTAGTTTTTCTAATAATCATCGCTTCAGTTTGAAACTGCACCTATCGGAGGTACCATGACCACCATGATGGATAACACTGAATTTATCTGTGAATGGTCCGAAGAGGACTTTAAAACATACGGAGAATGGGTTCAAAAAGCAAAAATGTACGCTGAATCAAAAGACATCTTCAACGATATGCGACATAGCCAAATGGCTTACCGCATGGAACTCGTTTGGGAAAAGCAGATTCTGCCCCAAAATGTAGAGGAATACCTTGCAATCCCGAATTAACAACTGTGATGCGTGCGGCGCCGCATTGCCAGAGGACACACCATGGTTTCCAGATGACGGATGGTCTCTTGATTGGGCAAACTTCGGTGGTTACAGCCAGTTCATGGATGTTCTGGACGAACCGAACCGCCCTACGTGGACCCTTTGTCACGACTGTGTCGTCAAATTCCTAGAAACATTCCCAGCGCTAGCGGTTGACATTCCTCTAGGTGCGCACCCATCTCGTACGGAGGCACCGTGCTGTCCATGGTCTTACCGATTGTCGTGGGAAGACGGAGACGCAAGCGGAATTCTCTACCTCCCAGACGGCAATAACTGGAAGCAAGCTAGCTAACTCATCCGCCACCGTCACAACAAGACGTGATTTTAAACCTGAAAGCCCCGCTGTTCTGGCTTGTTTGATGCTGCTGCCGCCCGGGAAAGTTTTTCGCTGCCAGCCGGGTGCTTGACAAGACCCAGCAATGTGTGTACCCTGTCAGGCATAAAGGAGGGGGTAAAAATGATTGAGTTTATGTCCGCACTCGTATTTCTAGTGATACTGGCATCTCTGTAATCAAACAACGCACGTATAAACTAAAAGCGTGACCTCACGACTTTCGCTCGCAGACGACCATCTGGTTCTTGACTTCCCGTACGACGCAAATCAGGTCACTGAAATAAAAAGTATCCAAGGCGCAAAATGGGACAAAGTCTCTCGTGTCTGGAGAGTACCCATCAGCAGCATCGAACGCGTCCGGGATTTTGCAGCGGGGCATCAGTTCGTTATTGACCCAGATGTGCTGCTCTTCGATGTCCCAAAGCCGCTCACTAAGACCTCAGGTGTTGGAAGGAAAGGTGAATGGCTCTACCTCAGGTTTAGCTACGACCCGGTAAAAGTTCGAGCAGTCAAAGCTGTCCCCGGCATCACATGGGATACCAAAGAAAAAAGCTGGAGAGCCCCGTTGACATCAATCACTCAGGTAATAGCTTGGGCAGAAATGTTCGGTCTTGACACGCCGGCAGAAATAATCAACGAAGCTGCTCGAGTCAAAACCGTTAGAGAAGAAACAATCCTCGCATCAAAGGCAAAAGATGCAGAACTTGACATTCCCACGCTGACTGGGACACTACTTCCTTACCAAAAAGCAGGAATAAAATATGCCGTAGCTGCTGGAAGGAGTTTCATAGCCGACGACATGGGGCTCGGTAAAACGGTACAAGCAATCGGTGCGGTCGAACACGCAAACTCATACCCCACCGTTGTGGTTTGTCCGGCGGGGCTTGTTTTGAACTGGCGAGATGAATTCAACAAATGGCTGCCGCAACGCCGGGTTTCCGTCGTCACCAACCGCTCAAACTTCCCTGAGAAAGGAACATTTGACGTGCTTGTTATCGGCTACCCAAACATAACCCATTGGAACAAACTCCTTCTTGGTTACAACGGGTATGTATTCGATGAGTCGCATTACGCAAAAAGCCCGACAGCCCAACGCACGAAAGCTTCAGTGAAGATGGCACGTTCCGCGCCAGAAGGCGGCCTCGTGTTGTGTTTGACCGGGACACCCATTACCAACCGTCCCGCTGAATACGCATCCCAGCTCGACATCCTTGGCCAGCTCAACAGGTTCGGCGGCTTATGGGGTTTCTATCGAAGGTACTGCGGTGCGTTTCGAGACCGATTTGGCCAATGGCACATTGATGGCGCAACCAACCTTGATGAACTCAACGAAACACTGAGGTCAATTTGCTACATCCGGCGTACAAAAGACCAAGTGCTTGAAGAGCTGCCCCCAGTAAGGCACTCCCGTCTGGTCGTTAGCGGGACTTCATCTGGAATGAAGGAATACCGGGAAGCCGAAGCTGACATTATTGCTTACATAGTTGCTCGAGCAGAAGAAATCGCACGTGAACTCGGAAAATCACCAAGGTCAGCAGCCGTGCAAGCAAAAATCAAAGCCGAATCAAGCGAACACCTCGTACGCATCTCCGTTCTAAGAAAACTTGCCGCAAAAGCAAAAATTGATGCCGTCTACGAATGGATTGACCAAAAGATTGGAGCAGGTGAAAAGGTTGTTGTCGCCGCACACCACCGGGAAGTCGTTGATGCAATAGCCAACCATTACTGCGGACTGAAAATCCAAGGGGGAATGTCCGTCGAGGACGTGCAAGAAGCCAAGTTGCGATTCCAGACTGGGTCCATAGATGAAGCCCCGATTATTTCTTTATCTATCCAAGCAGCTAAAACCGGACATACGCTAACCGCAGCTCAAGAAGTTCTCTTTGTCGAGCTTCCATGGTCCCCGGCAGATGTTGACCAGACCTACAGTCGCTGTCATCGCCTTGGCCAGAAAGGTTCAGTGATGGCAACCTATATTCTTGCCTCTGGCACGATTGACGAGGAAATATATGACCTGATTGCCTCAAAGCGGGCTGTGGTAAACGCAGCCACAGAAGGTTCTTCCGACGAGGAATCTTCTGGCGGGGCTGAACAGTTAGTTATGAAGTTTCTTGAAAATGGGCTTGCAGCTTCCGACTGACATGGATACCATGTACACATGACTAAAGAAGAAATAATTGAAGAACTTGATTTGATGCTCGCAAACGGATTAATTGAAATAATAAGTGGGTTCGGAGATGAAGCAAAGTATGTAATCACCGACAAGGGTCGCAAATACCTGGAATCACAAGACCTGATGTGAGCAAAAAGCAAGCTCCACAGCAAACAGTCGTCTCCATTTCTCGCTACGGCGAATGGGGGAAAGTTGAGTACGCACATAAACTTGAGTGCGGGCACACCGAAATACGGAAACGCGCAACCCGCGCACCAAAAATTGCATGCGAACAATGCGTAAAAGCAAACACAGCAAAACAAATGCTGTCAAAATTTGTTCCCATCAAGATTGAAGAAGTATTTGACTGGGATGATGAGATTGCTTCATCAATAGCTAAAACCGAACAAGATATTGGTCGCCTTAGAGCCGGCATTGCAGCAAAGTTCAACATCGGACCAGAGTCAATCGATGTAATCACTGAGGAAACAGAAGAAGGAACTTTTGTTTCATATGTAGTTATCGTCCTAGATGCTGAACAAGCTAAGATGGCCGCAGGCGTCGGTAGCTCAATCGGATAGGGAAAAATGCCAAAATACATGTCACTTATTGACCGATTTTTTGAGAAGGTTGATAAGTCTGGTAACGATAAATTTCCAGAATGCTGGATTTGGAAAGGTGGAAGGACCAGTAAAGATTACGGTTCTTTCAAGTACTACCAGGAAAAGTCAGCGATTGGTGCCCATGTATCAAGCTATCTTTTTCATATAGGAGAAATACCAGATGGGAAGATTGTCTGCCATCATTGTGACAATCCACCTTGTGTAAATCCAGAGCATTTATTTCTTGATACAAACTCTGGGAACATGAAAGACATGGTTAAAAAGGGACGTAATGGCTCTAGTTCAAAAACACAAACTCATTGCCGCAGGGGGCATTCGTTTGAAGAATTCGGCGCATACTTACGAAAGAAGAAAAATGGTAAAACTTTCCGCACCTGTAAAGAATGCGAACGTATTGCTGCTTTCAAAAAAAGACACAGTCCAGAAAC